TGGAGAAGGTTTTTACCCACATGCGACAAAACTAACATTGGTGTTTTATGAATTAGAACCTAATTATTTTGACGCCTCGAAGCCTGGCGGTGGGAAAGTAGTATCTCGTTCCGTTGCATTCGTTCCCACCATGATACAAGATTTACTAAAATGAGGATAAAGTAATATGTTTTTTGAAATGTTTCCCTCTATAAAGAATTATGATTTAAGCGGTTTAACCGGTGGGTTTTCTGTGGACCTTTGTGATGTTTTTAGAAGAATAAAATTTTCAAAAAAGACATTATCGAACCAAAAAATCTTTATTGAATATAATGTAAGGGACGGGAATGACCCAGAAGATATTGCACTAAAATTTTATGGTTCGCAAAAATGGTCTTGGTTGGTGTTGTTTTCCAACAACTATATGGATCCTATATCTGAATGGCCTAAGAACTCTAGTGAAATTCAAAGATTTTTAAAGAATTCAGGAAAAAGTTATTTCACTTATGATGATAAAAATTTTAAAAGTGGAGACATACTAGCACAAGGCAGCACATGTGATAATGGAACCGAAGGATGTCCAGATGGAATTACTTCTAGTATGTTAAATTACGCTATAGTAGATAAGTGGGATCCTGATTTGTATAAATTGTCTTCATCTAGGATTGTTGGTTCTTTGAAGGAAGATGATCATTTTGTAGCATTACGAAAAAACACTTCTGGAGAATATGATATAGTGACAGGTCATACTAATTGTTTTTCAGATAATAGATTGTCTAAAGTAGAAAAAACCCTCAATTATGATGTAAGTGCAAGTCGATTCTTTAATGGCGTTAACGAGATTAGTCCATTTGCAGATGTTACTAATTTTGAAAATTATGATTGGCCAACCAATGGATTGTGTAATGCCACAGACAGTGTTCTTTATAATTACATAAATAATGATGAATCTGCATATGAAGTTGTTACGGAACTTGAAGACATATACAGAAACAATGACATGAAAAGAAATATACAATTAATTCATCCCGCATTGAAGGAGATGATTTTCAAGGAAATAAAAATTTTAATTGGCAATTCTAATAGTTCGGGAAAAACAACTCTATTAGAATTAGTATAGGATAATATATTATGGCACAATCTGAAAAGTATTCTAAAACTGGTGACATTACTGTAAATTCAATAACTCTTAGAAAAATAAAAAAATGGAAGCCTTCAGATCCATTAATAATCGATGAAGTTCAAGATACTCTTGAACTATTTTCTATAGAAAATCATACAAACATAGCATCTCTAGTCAATATTGAAGAAAATATCTTCAATCCGTTTCTTAGTGGATTTATTATTATAGAAGAATCTGGAATTTTATACGACAAATTTAATTTTACTGGTGAAGAAACGTTAGAGATTTCATTTGAAACGCCACTAGATGTTCCGGAAGATCAAGAAGATAAAACTGAAATTGTGAATTTTATATTCTGTATATATTCATCAAAACTTACAGGTGATGTTATGGCGCAGAGAATATCAAGTGCGGTTCCAGGAATAAATACTGAAAATGCAATTTTACTTGACTTCATTTCTTGTGAATATAATTTACTTAGCAACACTGAAATTGAATTAACAGATGATGATTATATTGGAAAAATTGTATCCTCTGAAGATTCTGATACTGATGGTCTAGTTAATGTGATTTATGATAAATATTTCATGACGCCATATTATGCAGAACCTACCGAAAATTCGGTTTGGTTTAGACACAAAAACAAAACATATCCTTGGGGAAAATCAGAAGATAATGAATCAATTATTAGTGTGATGATGAATCTAAGTGAAAATTCTATACCCGCATCGAATACACACGCCCCAAACTATTTATTCTGGAGAGATCTCCAATCTTGGAATTTTGTTTCCATTGAATATCTCTTGGGATTGGATGTCGTTAAAAAATATTCACCATATTATGGTATGGAAGATAACGACGGAGGACACCCAACATCAGTATTATCGTCATTTGATGTGATTGATGACGTTGACATATTATCAATGTTCGAAGGTGGTGTTTTTAATTCATATTACGAATATATTAAACCAAATTATTCTAACCCATACCACGATTATATGGATGTTTCTGATGTAATTGAAAAAGAAAACATTGACTTTAATTATTTTGATTCTTTTGGGAATTGGAAAACTGTTGAATCATATCCTCTAGTTAGTGAAAAAAGTAAATTTATAGAAACCTACAACAGAAAAATAAAATTAAATGACAACATCTATGGATACTTCTCACCAGAATATAATAGTAAATTTTCATATCACGATAAGTATAGCAAAGATATTACTAGAGAAGGTAAAAAGCAATGGCAGTGTATATTCGACCAGACAGATTTAGACCATAAAATTCTCAAAACTATAAAAAAAGACATAAAAGGTCAACTAAAAGATAATAAAGAAATATACAGAGATAAATTAAACCTGAATAAAAAATGGGATGTTTATGAAAAAAGTATATGCTGTCATAAAGACGAAAAAGAAATAGAAAAACACCAATTCTTAGCAGTCATTGAAGATGCCAAAATTATAGATGTCCCATACCTGCAAGGAAAGAAAACCGGAATATATGAATATAGTTGGAGAGAAGTTGAAATATGGCCTAAAGATTTCATTGAAGGTTATGTAAATAATGTTGAAATATTAAGTAACGACGATGCACCTCTTGTTGTGGTGGTTCCACCAAATGGATTGAGTGGAGAGTACCAAGAACAACAACCAGAGTGGTCTAGACCAGCATACAACATAAACGAATTAATGAATTCAGTTGAAGGTGATAATGTATTTTCCGGCCCCGGTATAAACGCAGCAAATAACGGAGAAGGAGACTTCAATGATTATCCAGAAGCATTTCAAATGATGCCTATTGGTGGTTATTTTCTTATTGGTGATAATCCATGTGAGATAAACCACGAAGATGTTGAAGTTAGTTTCCGTAAACATGTTGTCCAGATGTATAAACTCCCCTCTAATATTTTATATTCAATTGACCCTCAAAACGAAGATGAAGACAATCCAGATCCATCAATACCAAAAGAAATATTCTTCTTTGATGTTCCAAATTCCCACGATGGTCTCTGTGCTTGCCCCACAGAATAGAAAGAAATACTAATGTTTAGAGGCTGTTGTTGTGATAAAAAAGATGGACCATGTTCAGCAGACCCATCTGTATTTATTGTTATAAATGCAAATGGACCTCTTGCTTCCTCCACCAGGACGGCAAGATCTACATCCATGCATTTACAATATGGTTGTGGATGGGATGTTGGAAAACTTTCTGATGACGGAAACATTTTACTCGATGGAGGATTTTCAGAATGGCCTGCATATGATGACAACATATATGACCCAGAAGACGATTGTCATTTTTGTTGTTTACCCAATGTTGGTCCGTGGGGCGAATCTCTTTTATACACAAACGAACTCCTGGGCACCGGAAGCAGTAACCGAAGAAATTCCCCGTTCAAAATGACCAAAGAGAGATGTCAGTCGTTGTTCAATGGATACTGTCTTGAAGAGGACGAAGATGAAGATGAGTGTATAAGATGGAGTAGAAACGGAAATACCAACAGAGCAACAGGTTGCAACTATTGGAGTGCTAACGAGTATTGGGACGCAAATTCTGGACCGCTCATTTATGATCATGACCATCCTCAGGACCGTTTTAGTGCATATGGAGCGATGAATGAGAGGTCTGTTGGAAATATCTTCCACCGGTATAACGAATATCAAATCTTCAATTCTGAACATTCTCCATTTTGTTTAATGAATGAAGATACTATTCATCCAAAAGTTTCTGCTGAAAAATATCAAATTGATAATGAGTTTGTTGATGAAGATGGTAAAGTTCGGATTGGAATGGAATGTATTGTAGACTATAAAGTTGGCTTGCCAGGTATTTCAACATTTATGCCAAGTTATTTAAATGATGAAAAATTAGATACTATAGAAATATCTATAATTAATACTTATGATTTCGATAGAGAAGAAGAGGGATATGACGAAAATGAAGAAGAGGATGTATTAAAATATAAAGATGTAATTATTTCCTACGTTGAAAAAATAATAAGTCATTTATTTGACTTATACGACAACGGCTATGATATTACAAAAAAGATAGGTGTTGATATTTGGAGGGATGGTGTAACAAAAAGTTTACCTCCAACTGATGACTATGGTGCTATTACTCAATGGATTGAAACTAATTATACACCAATAGATGACGGTATTGACGAAGATGATGAAAATAATGAACCCCTATCATTAACAAAGGTGGTGGATTATCATAATTCATTAAATACAGATAACAACCTTCTATGTTTTATGTTTGCTGCGGAAATGGTGGGCAGGGATTCTGATTATAATCAGGTTGTTCCAGGACCAGCACAACACAATCATCAACATAGTGAAAATGACATCAGAGAAACACAAGACATAATTGATTTAATTGATAAGGAAATTGAATCTACTTATTATATAATTCCAAAAGACAATAATAACACTGCTGGGTACTGGCCCCACGATGCTATCAACCCAATGCCATATTCAATTTTATTATCTGCTCCAAATGGAAACTTTCTAAAGACTGGTTATACGGGATCTAATGGTTTTATGCACCCCAATCAAGACTGTGACGACTATGATCTATTGAGATTGATGATAATTGATTCTAAAAAATTCTTTCCTCTAGAGACATCATGTATAAACAGTTGTGATGGTGGCCGCGAAGAGTATATTGAAAGATATAATATTGAAGAATTGTATCAAAATAATACAAATATTAAATATCCTGGTGGATGTTCCTTTACATCACCGGATTGCTACGAACTGCCTATTTTACACTTTGATGCAACAAATCATAACAAATGTGCTTCTTCTGCTTCGCCACCTCACTATGATGAATCTGTTAAGAATAATGAGGAAATAGCAGAAGAAATAATCAATTCAATAGAACACAGATTCGGACCACAAATTCTATCAAACGGAGAAATGAATCCATATCCTCAAAATATAATTTTCAGTGTTAATCAAGAAGACTATTTCTTAACTGGGGGTTACGAGGAGACGGGTGTTATTTCATCCAACATTGCAAAGGGAATTTCTAATTGGTGGTTATATCCATCATTAAATGTTGTTCCGACATATTCAGAACTTTATAAAATATTGAAAGAGAAATTCAAAGAGCAATGGGGAGAAGAAATTACAGAAATAAAATTCAATTCGTGTGATGGTAATTGTTTTCATTTATGTGAAAGTAACAACGGAAAAAAGAAAAAAGATAATTTAGATATGTGTAATTGGGACAGAAATTGCCAAAAGGAAGACCCCTTATCTGAATCAATTGAGCCCTACGAAGTAATGGGAAATATTTGGTGGGATCAACCAGGCCGATGGGGCACGAAACCGAATAATGTAATTTATTCTTCTAGTAGCAGAACTGGTTGGCATAACAATAGTAAAAACAGCATTCCTATATTAAATTTGGTTGAACTATATCAAGAGAAATTTTTTATATCTCCTGGAACATATGGTCTTTCAGGAGAAGCCGTTAGAATGGATGAAAGAAAAAATCCATGCCATTGTGATTCTACAAAAGTAGAAAATGCAAATCAGTATTTTGAAAATATAGTATTTCCTGATGATATGAACGTTGTAAAAGAATTGTTTCATACTCCCATAGATCCGACTAGTAATTATCTTAACTGCATTAATAATTCTTTTGTTAAGTTTAACTCTGATATTTCTGGTATGAGAATGTTTATGCCCGAAAATCAACAGGCATATAAAATACCAGAAATAGATTATAATGATTATCTTTGTTATGGGGAAGCGGGACTAGGAACATCTTATGCTTGGTTGGCAAACTTCAATCCCGGAAAATACCTTGCTCCTCCACCCGTTGATTTGGTTTCTGCTCATAGTATTAATGGATCTTTTGGGGTAAGTTTTTATGACAATTGGATGAAATCTATTAGAAGAGGTGTAGCATACTTTCCAATAGATTGTACTAGTGGAACAAAATTTTCACATGACAGATATGCTTCTAGAATTCTTCCATATGAAAAGTGGGAAGAATTAACGGGCGAACCATGGCCGACTTTTCTTACCGACAACTACGACCCGCCAGTCATGGGCGAAGAGTGGTTTGCGTTGAAAACAGCATTATACACTTCAAATACATATAATCGACTTCCTCATTATCCATATCTTTATGGTGCTGAAAGTTCTTGTATTGATTGTGGTGGGCCTGAGTGCGGAGATCCTTATTGTATACCTCATTTTTGGTCAAACAGTTACATTGAAGCGTTGGGGTTGAATTCGGATCCGGGATCTGATGATTATTTTTATGGTCCAAATGGATTTAATCCAGAATTAGATTTAATTAGGCTAGATGCCTGTGCATTCCCAACAGACGTTGTGGGTGGAGCGGGGAGGCATTTAATTGGAATTCCGCCATATTTGTACGAAGGTGGCTGGTATTGGTATTACGGCAATCCATTAAATTCTAATATGGATGTAGACCATATAGGTTTTCTTGAATGGCCTATTCCAGAAGGATCTCATTGTTCGTATGAATACTATTCAGATACACAGGAAACATATTGCCTAAGTAATAGGAATTCTATGTTTTGGAATACGGGTAACGGATTTCATTATTGGGGTAGTTCATACTGGAATCCCAATTCTGAATGCTTCATTGAGGATTGTCCCTTACCAAATACTTGGTGTCAAACTGGAGATAATGACGGTGATGGTGAACGTAATCTTATACGAAGTGAATGTGATTCTATTGGGGGAATTTTTGTGCCCAATGTCCATCCAACAGAGCCCCCAAGTCTAATGGGAGCATGTTGCCAACCCAGCGGTAGTTGTTTTGAGAATGAGCAAGATAATTGTGGAAGTGATTGGAAAGGTCCGTTTATTCGCTGTTGGGATGACCCATGTTAGGAGAAACAAATGATTAATAAAAATTTCTTAATTCAACTATCTTCCTTTGCTAATACTATTTGGCCTGATATGCGAGTGGGACATTCTGTCCTGGCCCAAGAAGAGGAAAATGAGCATATATGCACTAATCCGGAAGGGTTCGTAGACAATTCAGAATGTCCAGAAGAAGATCCATACTGCAATTGTCCCTGTAAAGAATTAATTCCTAAAAAGGAAACTGTATTCTTTGACCGAGAAGAAACATCTCAAAACAAATATAAAGTAATATCTGAAGATGGTTCTGTGGTTCAAGAATTTCAAACAAAAGAACTTGCTGAAGACTGGATTAAATTTAATGGCGAAATGCTGCCACGACCAACCGAAGAAGAGATGGAAGAACTGAATGAAAGTGTAAGCGAGTGTGCTTTAATAGGGACACATCTGGGTGAAGATTGGCTTGGTTGTGATTGGAAAAATCCAGATTCGGAAATTAGTTGTGTGTGTCCTTGCATTAACACCAAATTTAAAGACTATTTAGAGTATAATGAGACATATGCAACATATTGGAACACACCGAAGCATACTCCATTGTATCGAAATATGTTAATGCGAACTATTCTTTCAAAAAAAGTGGAGATTCTTGTTCCTGGTGATTTTTTGGTAAGACCGGGAAATATAGTAGAAATTTTAGAAGATATTTCACATTTTGAAACAAAATTGGTGGGAAGAAAGCATAATGGTAAGTGGTTAGTCTCCTCAGTAAATCATATGATTATTGGAGCATCCACCCATATGATGACTTTGATTCTCATACGAGATAGCAATTATATTGATCCGGAAACGGATTATTTTGGTGATGATGAGTAATCTTTCTTATAAATAATAAAAAGAGAGAAATATGTCAACAAAAATAAAATACTCTGATATTAATTTTACTTTTGGTAGGAATCCAATAAGCAGTGATGTTGATGTTAGAACTAATAATTATTCAATAAAACAATCGATGAAAAATATAATATTAACAAGAAAAAAAGAGAGACCATTTCGTTTAAATTTTGGTGTTAATATTGCAGACCAATTGTTTGAGAATTATGATTCTAGATACTCTTCAGAGTTTTATCATGTAATTAAAGATCAACTAGAAGCGTTTGATTCAAGAATAGATGTAAATCATATTATTTTTGATGATTCTAAAATTAATGAAAATCTACTAGGAATTGAAATTCAGTATGAATATGTGGTCGGGTTTGAAAGTGAAAAAATACAAGATTCTTTAAAACTACAAATAGAGAGAATTCGATAATGTCCATAGGAAAACAAATACAAATAGGAAATCTGGGATTTGATGATATCAGAAATAGTATTATCAAATTTCTTAAAACAGAAAAAACCGGAGCCGCTTCAAATCTTAATGATTATGATTATGATGGTTCGGCTCTTTCTACTCTAATAGACTTATTGGCATATAACACTCTATATTATGGATACTATACTAATATGATTGCCAATGAGATGTTTTTGGATAGTGCTCAACGACAAGAATCATTAATTTCATTAACAAAACCACTTGGTTATGCTATTCCTGGTTATAATAGTGCTGTGGCCACAGTTTCTATAACCGAAGGTGGTTCGTGGAGTACGATAAAAAGACTTGAAACTGTATTTCAAGGAAAAAACAGTGAGGGTGTTTTATATAATTTTAGAACTATAAAAGAATATACTTTAACTGATCAAGGAAAGTGGCCTGATGTTAAATTGTATGAGGCAAAGAGTTTAGTAGATAAAAAAACATTTGAAGTTGACATTGATTCACAGAGTATCGTACTACGAGACTATCCAGATATCGAAATATCTTCTTTGCTTGTAGAAGTGAATAGTGGTACTTATTGGGACGAATACTTTTTAAGTTCAAATATAACAACCGATGTTGATGAAGATCAAAAATTATACTGGTTGGAAAGAGATATAAATGGATTTAGAATAATATTCGGTGGTCTGGAAGAAGAAGTAACAAATAGAAATGTGGGCAGACCAATAGGTGCTGGTGATTCTGTTCGTTTATCATTCATACGAAGTAGCGGAAAAGCAGGAGATGGGGTTTTTGGTTTTTCCGAAACTACTGATGATCTATATGAAGGTAATGAAATAACATTATTAGAAGCCTCTTCTGGTGGAAGTGATGGACCAAATTTAGATAGCGTAAGATTTTATGCACCAAGGTGGTTTGCTGCTCAGGACAGAGCGGTGACTAAAAATGACTGTATAGCAACTTTAAATCAAAGTGGATATGGAGAAGATTATGACACGCCCTTTTCATTATGGGGTGGGGATGAAATGGACCCCCCAAAATATGGAAAGGTATTTATGTCCTTTGATGCAGATTCAACATGTACAGCCGCAAAAGATATTCTAGATGAAAAATTGGTAGTAACAATTGTTTCTAAGTGTATTCCATCTGAAGATTTTGTGTTGTTGTGTACTATCGATGGTGTTTATCTTGTAAACTCAACTACAAGAAACGAAGAACAATTGGAAGTTTTAATAGGATCTACAATTAACAAAAATTATGGCGAAAAAAGATTTGGTACTATTTTTAGAAAAGATGATCTTGTAGATGAACTTAAGAAGAAAGAGGATGCTCTAACTATAACCTCCCTTATATTAAATCTCAGAAGTGATCAGTTGGAATCGACAGAAAAACGAACAATTAGATTTTTAAATAATATCAAAAAGGGTGAAACAAAAGGAGATGGAATTTTTTCAACAGAAGTTACAGATTCTATGGCAACCACATATGATTTCTTCTTTGAAGACAACCCAGACACAGAAAAAATTGAAGCATTTAGATATGTTAATGGGGTAAAGGAAATTATATTAGATGAAGCAGGAACAATAGATTATGAAACAGGAACAGTAATTATAAACGCTGGTGTTGCGACAAGTTCTTTTAATATGATAGCATTTTTACCCGAAGACCAAACTGACTTTATAGCAAAAGAAAATATGTTTTTAGAAGTCGCTTCTCATATAAGATTATCTCCACAGGGGTAAATTGATGTTTCCTTACTACAATAAAGCCGTCAGAAACGAGGCATATAAAAACATCTTAAGAGAAACAGAGATCAATTCTCTGTTTGGTGGTCTTAAATTGCCCCGAAACGAATTTAATGATTTTCGAGAGCAAGTTCCTCTATGGATACATCAAGAATATGGAACTGAAACATCCAATTTTATTAATTTTTATCAAGCATATTATGACTGGATCTATAGTAATCTAGGATATAATCTTAGTATTAATGGCTTTCTTGAATTATTGAACATTGATACAATGCCTATTGATCTTTTGAGAACTTTCTCCAAAACATATTTTGCATCATTTCCAGAAAATTTAATTGGTGTTCCCGAAGATGATCCCCTTGGAATTATAGAAAGCAATCTAAGAAACTTCATAAAGGAAATAAAAACTTCTCTGTATCATAAAAAGAGTACAGAAGAAGCATTTATTTATTTCCTAAGAAGTTTATTTTTGGGAGACGAGGGTGAAATAACAATTGAATACCCTGGTCACGACATGTTTAATCTGAATGATGATGGTAGCGCATTAAATATGAATGCTCTACCAAATTACGAAGAATTTAGTGTTTTTACATATATTATTAAGGTGTGTCTCAACTACGACAGCGATTTGTTTGAGTTAATCTTTCCAAACGGACCAAGCGGAGATCCAATCTATAAACAGGCTGTAATTGATGTCCTTCATCCGGTGGGTCTTCATCTAATTTTTCAAAATCAGCATTGTGATGATGGCAAACCCAAAGTTCCCACTGGTGGGTGCTGCTCAGGCGGCGGCAATGAGACTCTAGTAGACGAATGTTATATAACAACAGAAAATACTTGTGATGGTCTTTGGCTGGGTGATAATAGTACATGTGAGGGAAATCCGTGTTCTTCTGATGATCCTACTGGTGCGTGTTGTGTAGATAGTACTTGTAGTCTAACTACGGAAGATTCTTGTGATGGAACGTGGATTGGTGCCAACACCACATGTTTTCCCATGAACCCATGTACATGTGAAATTTCAATTCTGGGAACGTACTTACCATACACAATGAACACAGATGTGTCGATAAACGGGTGTACAGGCTGCACACTACCATACTATAATGCAAACACAGGAAGCACATATATTGGTGTATCGGGTGGCGGTATTGGTGGTACATCACATGTTAGTTATTCTTTCCCAGATTGGTCAATTGAAGGAGCCTGTGGTAATAATTTTGGTAGTATAAATATAGAAGACTTCTTATATCTGTGTTCTGATACCGCAAGTCCAAATATAGGAAGAACTGGTTGTACTGCATACGGCTGTTATAGTTGATAAAGGAAAAATATGTCTAACACATTTTCAAAACAAATTGGTGTGCAAAATGCTAAACTAATATATGACACATTCGGTACATATACTAGTGCTGGACCTAATTTTTATTCCTTTTTCATGGGTGGCGTTTCTTTACCATCTGGTGTTGGGACAAATGCGAGTAGGGGTGGAAACAACCCATTTGAAAATGCTTCTACTTTGTCAGGAGTAAACTTCTATAAAACCTTAAACAAAAAAGACATTTCTTTAGTTGTTCCTCGAATTGATTGGACTCAGGGAACAGCATACCACCCATATCGTTCTTCTAATCAAGAAATGGGCGGCGAATCTTTTTATGCATATAATAAAATTAACAGCATTGTATATTTGTGCATTTCTGACAACACGGATAACAGATATGATTTAAGGGGCAAATCTGCATCATCAATTAGACCAACACATGAGAGCGGAATAGAAAAATATGCCGATGGTTATTCGTGGCTTCCTTTATATAAAATTGATTGGAATTTAAATTTATTTTTAACATCAAATTGGCTCCCAGTTCCTTCAATAGAAAATTTTTCTAATATCCCAAAAAGTGGTACTCTTGAAACAAATTCTAGACAAATGTGTGGAACTTTGTACAATACAATTGGAAGTTGTTGTTTGTATCATGAATCATATTGGCACGATTCGATTAGTGGGGCCAGTGGGGCGGGCGGAACATCATATTCTCCCGGTAGTCTGTATAAATCTATAATTACTAAATGTTATGAATGTTTAGAAATTTCAGAACGATTGGGTATGGACTTTGAGTTTTCAGAAGGTCTTTCTGGTTCAAATGACTGTTTTAATTTTGGGGCATCACATGGTTCTGCTTGTTCGTGTAGCATAACACACCAAACAAACACAGAAAAAATAAAATCCACTTCTTCTTTACCATCTATAAATAATGAAAAATTCCAAGCGACCTTAGAAGATGAATCTTCTGAAAAAGATGGAAGAATAATTTCAGTCTTTTTTGATGCGACGAATCTTAGTATTGATGACTTGACAGTAACAACAAACAATCCAGAAATAACATTTACTAGTTCTACTGGACAGAATGCAGTTATTCGATTT